GATAGTGTATCAGGGGTACAAGGAAGTGCATCGGGTCAACGGGGTCGGTGCGACGCCGGACCACGAAGTACTGACGGAAGATGGGTGGCAGGAGTGGCAAAAGGTCCATACAAACCCTTTCCTGCTGAAGTCGGCGCTGTCTTTGGTGAACTTACCATACGGGCGTGGGTCAACCATAAACGGGCGTGGCATCCTAGATGCGAATGCTCTTGTGGGTGGGTTGGCATCATTGATCGGCACAATCTTCTCAGGGGCAAATCGTCGCGCTGTAACTACTGCGCGAAGCGTAGATCGGGTGTTACTCAGAAAAAATATCGCGGCTATGCGGCCATTGTACCAGATGACTTCCATCGTGAACGACTACTCAACCGTATCTCCGCTTGTATCCAGCGTTGCGAAAATCCAAACAGCGCCGCGTGGAAGCATTACGGGGGGCGGGGCATTCGAGTACACCCGGAATGGGTACGAGACCGCAAAGCGTTTCTATCGTACCTTCTCACACTTGATGGATGGAACACGCCACATCTGGAACTGGATCGCATCGACAACGACGCAGGCTATCAGCCCGGCAATCTCCGCTTTATCACGCGGTCTGACAATATGTTTAACCGTCGCACAACAGAAGTTATGCAGAATGAAATCAACCGTTTGCGTGCGGAAGTCGCACGTTTACGACGTGAGTTATGCGGGGCCGAGGAACCGCTTCACAATCCTAACCGATAGTGGCCCGTTAATTGTTCAGACTTGCGGCTATGGCATGGGGGGCAAACGCTTCGCCGAGCAGTGCGCCAGCATGGGCATCAAGGTAGACGAGGACGAAGCTAAGCGCATCGTGGCTGTCTATCGTGAGAAGAACAACAGGATCGCGCAGTACTGGCGAGATGTTGAGCAAGATTTTGTAGAGATGGTGAAGGGGGCAGGCCGTGTTGGGACGGTTCCGCTTCCACTACCTAGCGGGCGGTCGCTTACGTACCACAATCCGCGCATCATTCAGCGTGAAACCCCTTGGGGAGCGATGAGAGATACAGCGCAAGTCGATACGTTGAATAGTGTGACGCGACAGTGGGTGTCCCAGATTATCTGGGGTGGCCTGTTGACGGAGAACGTGGTGCAAGCAACCGCCCGTGACATAATGGCCACGGCCATGATGGCGTTGGAAGTCAAGGGCTACAATGTCATCCTGTCCGTACATGATGAAATCATTTGCGAAGTGACAGATGATTTTGGTTCGCTTGAAGAGATGATTGAAATCATGACACGTTGTCCATCATGGGCGCAAGGCTGCCCGATCAACGCCGAAGGAAAAGAAGGGAAAAGGTACAGGAAATGACAGCACACGCTAAGTTTGGCGCGTCGAATGCGAAGCGCCGCATCAACTGCCCCGGCTCACTCAACGCCGAGGCTCCGTTCCCTAACGAGAGTTCACCCTACGCCGAACTGGGTACAGCGGCGCATGAATTCGGTGAGTTCTGCTTAGTCAATGGACATGAAGACGCATTCATCTTCATTGGCCAAGAGTTTAACGGCCACAAGGTTGACGACAATATGGCCCGTGCGGTGCAGGTCTACATCGACCACATCCGCGAGACGGCTGCATTGGAGCCAAGCATCTGCCGCTATGAAAAACGCTTTAGCCTCGACAAACTCGATCCGCCCATGCCGATGTTCGGCACGGCGGACTGCATCATCTACGGCAAAGAAAGCGGAACGCTCTACGTCCTCGACTATAAGCACGGCCAAGGTGTCGCAGTTGAAGTCGCAGACAACGAGCAGCTTAAATACTATGCGCTCGGTGCTATCCTTGAGATTGGCGACAAGGCTCCAGTCAACAAGGTTGTCACGGTTGTTGTACAGCCACGCGCCATGCACCCCGATGGGCCGGTGCGGGAGTACAGCTACAGCTGTTTCGATATACTGGACTACGGCACAGAACTTATCGACGCAGCACATGCGTCCCTGAAGCCGGACGCACCGCGCATCTCTGGCGATCATTGCAAGTTCTGTCTCGCGGCGGGGACTTGTTCGGCCCTGCGCAACAACGCCCTTGAGGTCGCACAAGACGAGTTCGGCACAGTACGAACCGTCAATGACCTATCTCCACAGGAGGTCGCGGACTATCTGCAAAGGATTCCGCTGATCGAAGAGTGGATCAAGTCTTTGCGCCGCCACGCTAATAGCCTGCTTGAAACGGGTGGCGGACTTCCCGGCTATAAGCTGGTTGAGAAACGACCGACCCGCCGCTGGCGTGTTGAAGAAGAGTTTGTGGCTTGGGCCACAGAAGAAGGTCTCGATGACGACGACATCTACGAAAAGAAGTTGAAGTCGCCACCGCAGATCGAGCGTATCGTGGGCAAGAAGAACTTGCCGACATCGCTCGTCATATCTGTATCATCCGGCACATCAATGGTCGCTGATACAGATAACCGTCCAGCAATCGCTACCCTAGCGATTGATGACTTTACCGTTGAATAAGGAAATACCGATGTCAAAAGTTATAACACCAGAAGCAATCATCTCGTATCCACATGTGTTCGAACCACAAACACCTCCGGGTGCAAGTGAGCCAGTCTATTCTTGCTGCCTTGTATTCCCTGACGGCACTGACATGTCCGAACTGAAGGCGACGGCTGCTGCTGTGGCCAAGGAGAAGTGGGGAGACAAGACAAAGAGCCTTATGGAAGGCGGCAAAATCCGTATGCCTTTCCGTAACGATGGCGAAGAGAAGGGCTACCCTGAAGGGTCGGTCTTCATGAACGTCAAATCTAAGCAAGCCCCCGGTGTGGTCAGCAAGTTTGCTGGCGAGAACGGCAAGCCTGCTCCGATCACGGACCCCAAGGAAATCTATCCGGGGGCAAAGGTCCGTGCCTCGCTGCGCGCCTATGCGTACAGCGTCAACGGCAACAATGGTGTTGCCTTCTCACTGGGCAATCTTCAGAAGGTAGCCGACGGTCCCCGTATGGATGGCCGTCTGTCTGCTGCGGACGAGTTTACTGCGTCGGAACGTCCGTCTGCGGACATCTCAGATTTGGATGACCTATTATGATTTGACGTTACGCAAGTAATGTCATAAGATGTTGGGGCCGGGGATTTGGAAGTCTCCCCGGCCCCTTCATTTAACTGCTTAGAAGGAGCAGCAAATGCACAAAGACCCTATTACGGCTGAAGAAGCTCGTCAACTTTTTGATTATGATCTAGATACGGGCGACTTGCGGTGGCGCATTCGGGGAAGGAAACTTGTCTCTTGTCGGGACAAGCATGGCTACCTTGTTGTTCGAGTAAACTACAGACTATACCGAGCGCATAGAATAGCGTGGCTGATACACCACGGGGTGTGGCCCGAAAGTCTAATAGACCACATCAACGGCATCCCTTCCGATAACCGGATAGTCAATCTGAGGGCCGCGTCTTACGCACAAAACAATTGCAACCGACGGGTAAACTCTTCTAACTCATCTGGCTTTAAGGGCGTGTCATACGATATTCGACGAAATAAATGGGTGTCGAAAATAAAGCACAAAGGTAAGTGGTTCAATCTTGGCAGACATGAAACACCAGAAAAAGCCCATGCGGCGTATTGTACTGCGGCTAAAAACTTACACCAAGAGTTCGCTCGGCTAGTCTAAAGCCTCCGAAATCATCTGGGCTTTACGCGCAAGTATCTTGTTGACGTGTTCGTCTACCGAATTGGCTAACGAGAACACGCGAACGATCACTGGCTTTAGCTGGCCGATCCTATGGCAACGCTTGGCCGCTTGTGCATTAGTAGAGTTCAGCCAATCCATCTCGACAAACGCCACCTGATTTGCGGCGGTTAAGGTAATGGCTGTCGAGCAGGCCGTGATTTGGCCGATGAATACGCGTACCTTCGGATCGGTTTGGAAGTTATCAATCGCCGCTTGGCGTTCAGCCGTTGGCATACCACCTGCAACCACCACCGGATTGAAGTCTTTCAGCTTATCGTAAAGCGTCTGTATCGCATCGGTATGGTAGGCGAAGATTACAATCTTGTCGTAGGCATCATCGGCCAACTCGCCCGCTATCTGTGTGGCGATGGGCGCTGCCTTGGCTACACCAGTCAGCCGACGCAGTGACGCGATATGCGGGGCGATGCCGTCTATCTTTTCGGATAAATCTTCGTTTGTCAGAGCGTTAGCAAGGATAGCATCGACGGCCTCCTTCTCTCGTGGGTCTTCAATGTGCTTAGTATCGCTCCAGTTAGCTACTTCTATCGAAGTATCCTGCCACCAAATCGGCGGTAAATCCTTTAGCACAATTTCGGATTTACGGCGCAGCATGATTGCTTTCAGCACGGTCTTGAACTCGGCCATACGCTCCGATTTGTTTCCGAGGATTTGCAAGCCGAACTTACCGTTCCAAGTCTTGCAGAAATACATCGTAAAGTCTGTGAAGTTTAGAGGGTACTGCCAAATCGCTCGGAGATGCGCCCACATATCACTGACGTTAGAAGGAAGGGGAGTACCGCTAAGCAACCAAATACGATCAGCAAACTTAACAAGACCATCGCCACGACAATACTGGCCGTAGATATACTTTGTGCGCTTAGCAGTACGGTTGCGCAGATAATGCGCCTCATCCAGAACAAGAACGTCTGGCTCAAACTTTGCGATTTCATTGCGGACCTCCTTCGATTGCGTGATCTTATCGTAGCTAAAGACTTTGACTTCGCGCTCGACGGTTCCCCACCGCTCAAACTCACGACGCCAGTTAATCTTGGCAATGGCCGGGCAAATTACGACGACTTTTGTGAGGCCGAGTATATCACAGGCTGCTATCACTTGAAGTGTTTTGCCAAGGCCCTGCTCATCTGCAAGGAACGCCGCCGGGTTATCACAGAGAAAGTCTGCGCCGACCTTTTGGTAATCGAATAGATGGTTCATTGTCTTCCCTCTCGGCGGCGTAGCAGGCAAGAAGCGCAGCTTCGGCCCGGCCATCGTCCTTTTTCCGTGCGAAGAGATGGGCGTAATCCGGGAACAACTCTTGTGCCCGCTGACGACTGCCGTCCTTTCCTCCGAACGTGCGCATAGACTTAATCCAAGTCGCAGGCGGTATCAACTCAAAAGATACAGACAGGCCAGCAAGAACACCTTCGACGATACCCGCCGCCCTACCGAAGCTGAACATCGAGGACACACCTTGGCCCGGCATGGCGTGAACCTTCTCGATAAGAGCGAAAGTATCGGCGGTGACGTGACCGCGCAAAGCGGTGGCCAGCATGTGCGCGTCAACCTGATTGACGACACGCGGCCCGCGCTTGACCTTTAATGTAGGCATGTCGATGATGACAAGTTCTCGGCTATCCTTATCCAGAATAGCAACAGCCCCGAACGCGCCGGGATCAATACCCATGAACTTCATGGGCGATGCGTATAATATTAGAAGCTAGTTCGCAAGTGACTGCGTGGCCCCAAAGACTTACGATGGCGAAGCCCGTCGGGTTTGT